TTCGCTCTAATAAATTCGATATCTCACCCATGTACGCTTTATTAAATAATTGGATCTGGCGTCTTTCTTCATTTAATCTAAATTCATAGTCATAAATACGAATGACATTCCACTCGCTTGCTTCAAATGAAGGATCTGGATTAGGTGATGCTACATAAGTTAAGTGATTAATTTGTACATCGGGATTATACTTACTCTCATACCATTTAATATTTGTAGTGAAGCCTGTATTCTTTGACCAATTCAGCACATTAATTCCTGTCGTGCCTGCCTGCTCTGCATATTGTTTTATAATATAATCTTCTAGACCTTTTTGAGTCTTAGGCCATTGCGTATATGGATCAACAATGTCATTGACCGATAGCACTAACCATGCTAACTCTGGATCACCATAGTAATAATACGCAACGTCTTCTGGCTTCTCGCCTTCTTTTACTGTATAAGGTAGATATGCTGTACCACTGTTCGATACTTTTAATTTACCCTTGCGAGTAATATCTACAACAGAGTTGCCGTCTTTTCTTTTTGTCAGTGGGAATTTACTAAAATAGCTCATGGTGTCGCTCCGTCTACTGCTCTACCATTTTCGTTTGTTGATGAACCATCGCCATTGTTTTCTGGACTACCATTTGTAGGTGGTGCAACTGTATCAGTGTAGTCTGCTTTAGTATGAATAGCGGCTTCTGTCATGATCATATTAATTCGTACTGCACTAGGCTTGCCGCCTTTATTTAATGCAATACCATTTGGAGTATAGTCAACATTAAATTGTGATACCATACATGTCTTTAATTTATAGAAGAAGTCTGTATTAATGCCATGAAAGAATGCATCAACCATAGACGGGTATCTTAATAATCCACGTCCAAGTCCTGTTGGGTTAACGTCACCTATAACGCCTTGCATTTCAGGAGTTATATGATTTTGAATTGTTCTAATGATGTTCTTTAATGTCTCTGCTTCTCTTGGATTGTCAGGCGATAATAACCACTCGAATGTGTGTACTTTTAGATCAACACCGCTGAACACAAGAGTAGCATATGGATTAATTGCTGTGCCTCTACCTGCACCCAATCCTTTTGCCACATCTGGTGCAATAGCTCCTAGACCGGCTCTTGCCGCAAACAAGGCACTGTCTACACTTTTATCTAATAAGTCGAGCATTGAGTTTGTAGACTCAGCTTCTTCTGCCGCACCGTCTACAGTTTTTCTAAACATACTGCGAATTTGAGCGGCACTCTGGCTAGTGTCTGCCAGAACCTCTGATGATGCGCTTAAAGAACTACCAGCGATAGCTCCTGTGATTCCTAATTCGTCTGCTCCAACTTTAATGTTTAAATTGTCCTGTAGGTTCTTTGGCAAAGGAAGAATAATACTATCATTAGATATCTGATTTACATGAGCAGAACCACCGTATGAATACTTTTTAAAATTAAGTATCATTGCGTGATGCCCAATGTCATGGGGAAACATTAGCTGTGTGCCTCTGTTGGCGTTTTTTGTTCTGTCGATGCCGTGCGCCGCCGGCGTGACTGTTGTGTTGCTCATTTTATCGCCCTGTATAAATACTATGTTAGACTAATTACAATTATTTATATGAGTTCACATGGCTTATCAAGGAAAATTTCGACCAAGAAACCCTTCAAAATATATGGGTGATCCTACAAATGTTATCTATAGATCACATTGGGAATTGAAGCTTATGTCTTATTTAGATAGACACCCGCACGTCATGAAGTGGGCGAGTGAAGAAGTTGTCATACCCTACAAGAGTCCAATCGATGGGAGATTTCACAGATACTTTCCAGACTTCTACGTAGAACAGATAAATAAAGATAAGAAGAAAGAAAAGATATTGATAGAGGTCAAGCCTAAGTATCAGACTGTACCTCCTGTAGTGAAAAGAAATGGCAGTAAGCCAACGAAGAAGTATATTAATGAGGTAAAGACATGGGGCATAAATCAAGCTAAGTGGGATGCAGCCCGTGAGTTCTGTTTAGACAAAGGATGGAAGTTTCAAATAATGCACGAAGATCATTTGGGGATAAAGTAATATGAATTATAAAGGAAACAATGTCGAGTGTCTGAGACCGACTAAAAAGTATATCATTGATAATCAGATACAACGATCTGAAGCAAGAAAAGCTAAAGCGGCTGCTGGCTACATCTCAATGAGAATGGAACAATTAGCAGTTGAGCGAGATAACCCTCATAACAGTGAGATGGACTCTAAGTGGTATAATAGAATAATCCAAGAGTTGGACTGGGCACAACAATCAATCAATAAAACAACCCAGCGCAACTGTTTTATGGAGAAAGAATAGATGTACGAGTATAAATGTAAGGTGTTAAGAGTAGTCGATGGCGACACAGTAGATGTTGATATCGATTTAGGATTTGGCATATGGCTGCACCGTGAACGTGTACGAGTTATGGGCATCGACACCCCCGAATCAAGAACACGTGATAAAGTAGAGAAAAAATTTGGTCTTGCGGCGAAGTCATACGTAAAAGATATGCTACCTCTTGGCTCAATTCAGATATTAAAGACTGAAGTAGACAAGAGTGGTGAAGATGCTAAGGGTAAGTTTGGACGTATTCTTGGTGACTTCTTATTAGATCAAGAAGACGGTACTGTCAAGCGAATGACTGAGATTATGATTGAAGACGGTCATGCAGTGCCATATCACGGACAGTCTAAAGACGAAATTCATGAAGCACACATGAAAAATCGTGAACGATTAATTGAAGAAGGCGTAGTAGAAATCTAATGGCAACTCTCTTTGATGAAATTCTAACTAAAGGTGTTCGAACAGGACAAGTACCGGCACGTACTCAAGGTGCCCGTAACTGGTATCGTGACACTGCCAAAGAATATCGAAGAGTAAATGACAGCAAGCTTATGAAGGGTGATGCTGAAAGATTGACTGCACGACCTCTAGTAGGTCAGATGTACATGTACTACTATGATGCGAAGACTAAAGACAAACTACCATATTTTGATAGAATGCCTCTTGTATTTCCATTTAAGAAAGTAGCTGGTGGGTTCTACGGACTGAACATGCATTACTTACCACTAACGCTACGTGCTAAACTTATGGATGCGCTGTACGATACGGCAACCAATACGAGATATGATGAGTCAACTCGCCTAAAAATTAACTATAAATTATTAGACAATGCGGCTAAATATAAGGGCTTCAAACCTTGTGTTAAGAGATATTTAACATCTCAACTCAGAAGTAGATTTATGTACATATACCCTTCTGAATGGGACGTTGCTCTATTCTTACCATTAGAGAGATTCCAGGGAGCATCAAAAACACAAGTCTGGGCAGATACCAGAAGAAACATAGGATAACAACATGTCATTTAATATTAACGATTTTTCAGCACAGATCAATAAACATGGATTGGCGCAAACCAATCTGTTTCTTGTGCGAATCACTCCCCCATCTGGTTTTACTGGTATTTCTGACGGTAATACCGATGAAGATAACTCAGTAGAATTAAATTTGGCAAGGGAACTTGAGTTCTTTTGTAGAAGCGTGACTTTGCCTGAATTAGACTTACAAACTGCTGATTATCAGAAACAATCGTTTGGTGCTATCACTAGACGACCTCAGTCTATACAGTTTCCTATTCTACCCACAGTGTTTATGGTCGATAGCAACTTTGCTGTTTTAAAATTCTTTCATAGATGGATGCAGAAGATCATTAACTATGATACGTCTGCGGGACCAATATCTGAAGTTGATGATGCGCTACCATACGAGATGGGATATAAAAGCGATTATGCAACCACTATTGAAATAATCGTGTACTCTTTTCAATCAGAAAGCATCACATATACGTATAAGATGTCGGGCGCATATCCGGTTCAAGTTGGTAATATCACTGAGGCTTGGGAAGCGCAAGGCGAACTTATGACCTTGCCAATAGGATTCACATACGATGAATTGAAAGTAGACGGCGCTAAGTCTGGTAATGTCTTAGCTGGAGGAAGTGGAGGTAATGGACTACTATCTTATCTGTCAAGCATAAATACATTTACACAAGCGATTCGAGGTTTGAGACGACCTAGAAACATTCAAGACGCAATTAATCAAGTCACGAATGTTTCTACAATTTTGAAATCTTTTTAATAATTAATATACAATAGGAGTATAACATGGCACTACCAAAAATTGATCAACCGTTGTTTGAACTGGAGATTCCATCAACGGGCAAAAAAGCGAAATACAGACCCTTTACGGTTAAAGAAGAGAAAATTCTTCTCATCGCACAAGAATCTCAAGACATGGACCAAATTATTTTATCTATCAAGCAGGTAATTAGCAACTGTTTGGAAGAGGTTGATGTCGATGAGTTGTCAGTATTTGACTTAGAGTTTATCATTCTAAACATCCGAGCAAAGTCTGTCAATAACGAGATTGCTTTTGGCTTTGAGGATGAAGACACTGGAGAAAGAATCGATACGGTAATTGATGTGAATGAAATTAAGGTTGACTTTAATCCAGATCACAGTAAGAAAATTGAGATTAATTCTCAGTATTATATGATGATGAGATATCCAAGTTTAGAAGAAGTCAGACAGATGCAGAGTGCAGAAGGATCTACTGAACAGATGTTTACTACAATGGTATCATGCATTGATACGCTAGTAGATCAATCAACAGATGAAGTCTTTAAGATGCAAGACTTTACCTCAGAAGAGGTTGCAGATTTTGTAGATGGCTTTACAAGTACAGTCGTAGAGAAAATTCAACAATTTTATATGACTATGCCTAAGTTAAGACACACAATTGACTATAAAGATAATAAAGGCAAGAAGAAGCAATTTGTAGTGGAGGGTATGGACTCTTTTTTTACATAATGTTGAGCCATAATAACCTTATGGCATACTACAAAAATGTGTTTTCATTGGCTCAACATCATAAATATAGCATAAGGGATATAGAGAATATGATGCCTTATGAACGTGACTTGTACATGGATATGTTAATTGAATTTATAGAATCAACAAAACAATAAACATGGCTAGGAGCTAACATGGCAAAGAAATTAGAAAACGGTTCTAAACTAGAATCAGCAGATATGGACGGAGATGGCATCGTTACTGATGCAGAATTGGATATGCAAGAAAGAATGATTATGCTTGAGAATGAAGACAAGAAGCAGGATGCACAGCGCAACATGGCATGGTTTGCCTTGTTTGGTATGCTGTTATATCCGTTCGCAGTAGTACTCGCTAGTCTTATTGGACTAGAAACTGCTGGCAATACTTTAGGTGACATGGCACCCACATACTTTGTATCAGTTGCGGCTATTGTAGCGGCATTCTATGCAAAAGAAGCTATTGGCAAATAAGGTAAAGTAAGATGGCTAGGAAACCACAAGTAGTAAATCTATCTAAAGAGACTCTGGATCAAATTACTCCAGCGTTACATTCTATGCGTGATTCCCTTAAAAATCAAACTAGATTACTTACAGATACCTTTAACCTACAGACTAATGAACTCAGAAACGCAGAGCGAAGAAGAAATTTAGCGCAATCACAAGCAGACTCTCAAGCGGCAGCCTTATCGGCTGCGGCTGCTGGTAATGCAGGCAACGCTGGCGCTAGAGGTGGCTCTTCTGGCGGTGGTATTGGAGGACTAGGTTTAGCTGGTATGGCAGGACTAGGCGGTCTTGCTATGGGCGCTATGAAGGGCGTTGGTGGACTTGCTCTTATGGGTGCCGCTATACCAACATTCTTTGCTGGTTTATTAGCTGGTTCTGAGGGATTGAGTTGGCTACAAGAAACTAAAGGAATGGACTTCGAAGGTCTAAAGAGTGCTTCATTGGGTTTCAGTGAAGTTGTTCAAGTTTTATCTCCCGAAGCTATGACAGCTTTAGCCGCACTAACTGGGGTCGCTATTGTTGGAGGCACTAAAGCCGCAACAGGTTTAGGTACATTGGGCTTCGGTATTAGTGCATTTTTAGGTGGTCTATTAGCGGGTGATCTGATATTCTCTGGAGTTACCGCATTAGGTGGTTCATTAGACTTTGGGTCTATAGGTAAAGCAGTTGCTGGCGCCGGTACAATCTTTGATGGATTAGACACAAAGGGTCTGGTCGTAATGGGTACGCTTTTAGGTGGAGCAACTGTAGCGTCTGCATTTGGCGGTGGTAAAGATGCCGCTAAAGGACTCGCATTTATGGGTCTTGGTATTAGCGGATTCTTAGGCGGTCTCTTAGCAGGCGATCTTTTGTTTGCAGGTGTCGATGCCCTCGGAGTAAGCTTAGACTTTAATAACGTGAAGACTATGCTGACTGGATTTTCGTCAGCTATAGGAGCATTAACTCTTCCTGCTGTAACCGCACTAGGGGCATTAATGGCAAGTGGGGCGATTGTTGGATATTCTCCACTTAAAGCAAAATCATTAGCGAAAGGCTTATTTGCGATTAGTGCAGGAATGGTAGCATTAATGGCAGGGTTTGCCGCTACTGATGTCGTTGGTGCAGGCGCTTTAGCATTGGGAGCAAGTGCTGACTTCAGCAACGTAGAGAAATTGATGACAGGATTCTCTGCGGCTGTTGGATCACTAGACACTAAATCTGTTGCCACACTAGGTACTCTTTTAGCGGCAGGTGGAGCATTAGGCGCAATAACAACTGAAAGTATGAAAGCTAAATTCGTTTTGGGAGCTGGAGCTTTAGCCGCATCTATCGTAGCATTTATGGGCGCATTTGCTCTTGGAGATGCAGGTGTTTCTGCATTAGGATCAGACGGATCAGCAATTGCTACACTCGTTAGTAATTTTGGATTAGCGATTGACTCTCTTAGCGACTCAGCAATTAAAACTCTAGGCACACTAGTTGGTGTTGGTGGAGTTTTAGGTGCAGTAACAGCCGCAACGGGAGGAGTAGGCGCCGCTGTGTTTGCAGGTATACCAGCATTGGGTGCATCGATTGCCGCATTCTTCTTAGCGTTTGAAGGAATAGCCGCTGTTGGTGACATAATAGGACTAAACGGAGAGAACACAAAAACTCTTCTAATGAATTTTGGTGATGGCATTGGGGCGCTTACCGGTTTAGATATGACCAACGCTGATAAAGTTGGATCAGGTCTAGTATCTCTAGCCACAGGCATGACCGCATTCTTTGCCGCTAACGCAATAGGCGGAGTAGTTGATTTCTTTGGAGGAATT